GCGTTGAGCACATTGAGGCGAAGGATCAGGTCGCACCACTGCGCGAGGCGAACGAACGGCGAACGGCCGAGGCTGTGGCACGTTACGGAATGTGACAGCCGCCTTGGTAGGATGCGTGGTCTGCGGTGTATGATTCGCTCACCGGGGGCAAACGGTCCCCCACTCGGCAGCCCAGAGGCTGCGCTGAACATGCAGGAGCAGATCCTGAACCTGATCGCTCAGTTCACCGCTGAGGCTGAGCAAATCGCTCAGGAACTGCGCAGCTTCCGTCCTCACAGTGACGCTGGCCGTTACTTGGAGCTGACCCGCCGCTATGGCCAGTTACAGCACTGGATCGCTACCTGCGAGGCGCACGCTGCCTGAGCCCTCCGGGGCTCTCCCTTCTCTCTCATCGAACCATGCTCACCGCCACTCTGCTGGTGATCTGGAAGCTGATCCTGCCGCTGCTGTTCGTAGTGGCAGTGATCGACTGGCTGACCGCATCCGAAACCCGCCGCGTTCGCATCTTGCGTCGCACGGGTCTCAGCCAGCGACAGATCGCTGACCGCCTCAACCTGTCCCGCTACCGCGTCCGCCAAGCGCTCGCACAATGATCAACCAAATCAACAACGCCATCTGCTGCCTGATTGCCGCAAGCGTGTTCGCCATGATCGGCATCGAGTCCGGTGCCCACCACCAGCCCACCCACTCCGGCACGCAGCAGGTGGTGCGGCATGACTGAGCGTCGCTTCTACTTCCAGATCAAGGCCGCCAACGTCATCGAGTGCGTGCAGGCGCGCAGCATGTGCGAGGCCAAGCTGATCGCTGCCGACACATGGCTCGAGTGGTGGTCCCAGATCGAATGGCTCAACCCTGAAACCGAAACCCATGCCTGAAATCGTTGGCGCCATGCTTCCTTGGCAATGGCGCGAGGAACCAACCACCATCAAGCACGGTGACGGCATCAGCCGGCCGCGGCCCAAGACACGCACCAAGGAGTTTCGGCTGATCGTCTACCCGCAGGGTGCCCAGCCGATGACGTGGATCACGCGCGCCGAATCAAAGAAGCACGCAATCCGCTACGCCGAAGCCCGCTGGCCTGGTGCCACGGTGGAGGTGGCGTGATGGACTGCAAAGCAAAGCCGGAAGATTGGGAGATGCAAAGCCAATGGGCGCGTGATTGTGAAGACGCTCGCTGCTTGCTTGAACTCCGCGCCAGGGTCGAGGCGCTGGAGGCCGAGCTGAAAGACGAGGCGGACTGCAACAACGCCTGCACCCTCAACATTGCAGAACGGCTCAGGAAGCTGGAGGCCAACTCCAAGCCAACTCCTAATCCAAGCCAAATTAGGAGTTCGCTGGTGGAGCGGGTGGCTGATGCCATCGCCAAGGCGGATGACGACGGACTCACCAACATGACGTGGAGCTACCACGCCCGCGCCGCGATCCGTGAGGTGCTGGCCTACATGTGCGAACACGAGCTGATCGGCAACTATGCCAGGCAGCAGATCGAGCAGGAGGCGGCATGAGCGACATCCGCCACCGCATTGAGCAGCTGCTGAGCGACACCAGCGCCTTTCGGGCTGGGCAGACTGATGAACGGCACCGCGTGCGCCAGCTGATCGACATCAGAATCGACCAGCTACGCGGAATCGCCGGCATCCGCAACCGCCAGCAGCTCTGCGCTGAACTGCTGCACATCCGCCAACTGCTTGACACATGACCCACGCCACATTTCTCGATCAGCAACGCGCCGACATGATGGACGCGCTGTATGAACGCAGCGGCCGCGATGACCTGCCATACGGTCACCCGCTGCGCAGCACCTACACCGGACTGTGGGAAGAGTTCTGCCGCGATCTGGCGGCTAACTTCCGCGACACCTACTACCCGGATTTGCTCGACCGCGTGGTGCGTGCCATGGATGCCACCGAGTCGGTGATGACGCAGAAGAACGCGCAGCAGGCAATCCAGGTGTGCCGTGCTCAGCTACTGGGGGAGAAGTGGGCATGAGCACCTTCAAGGCTGGCCACATCCCCAGCACTGCAGTATTGACACCGCAGAACGCGATCGAGATCCGGCAGCTGTACGCCAAGGGCGAAACCATGCTCAGCATTGCGATCACCTACGGCATTTCTGTGCCGCACGTCAGCGAGATCGTAAACCGTAAGAAGTGGAAGAACGCAGAGCAGCAGGTGGCAGCATGAGCGATCAGATCAACCCCGATCACTACAAGCAGGGCGGTGTCGAGTGCATCGACGCCATCGAGGCTGCCCTGACGCCTGAGGAGTTCCGGGGTTACTGCAAGGGGAACATCATCAAGTACACCTGGCGCGAGCGCCACAAGGGGGAGGCGGTGTCGCTGGCCAAGGCGCAGTGGTATCTCCGCCGCCTGCTCGGCAAACTGGAGGGATGATGCACCTGCCCGGCCTCAACCTGCTCGAGCGCGCTGCGCTGTGGGTGCTGGTGCGCAGTCCCCGCACCAGTCTGGTGGCAGTGAAAGAGCTGCACTGGCCGACCGTTTTCGTGGCGGCCAACCCGGCCGATCCGGTGGCGGCCAACCCGGCCGGGCCGAGGGTGGGCCGACCCCCCGGCCCGGGTAAACCCACTGCGCCGCAGTCACTCTCAGGGGGGTGGGCCGACCGGGCCAGCATGACGCTCGAGCGTCTCTTCCACTTGCCGAGCTACGGGGAGAAGGAGTGATCAGCCTGCACGCCGGCCGCCTGCTGCTGGTGTGCAGCCGCTTCGATCGGAACTGGCACGCACGTGTGATCTTGGGACCGAAGCTCGAGCACCAGCTGGACGCCGACACCGGCACCATGCACCTGCAGACCGCTCTGATCCGCGCGCAGAAGATCTACGAGGCGGCACTGGTGCAGCTGCGGCCAGCTGGCGGTCAGCGCATGTGCTGGGATTGTCTGCACTGGGACACGCACCGCAATCGCTGCGAGATGGGGTTGCCAGAATCGAAACAGAGCGGTGGCCGCTACGCGGTCAGGTGCGAGATCTATGAGCCAGCCGAAGGTGATCAGCCGCACCGATCGTGGCGGCGGGTGGATCGAGACGCTGGAGCCTGACGGCGGCGGGGAGTTGTACTACCGCAGCTGTGTCGGCGGCACCTGCCGCTACTCCAGCGACCTGTGGCAGGCGGAGCTGTACCTCGACCACCTGCTAGCCCGCTGATGCTCCGCGACGTGCTGATCCTGATTGTGGAGTATTGGGCGACGTGCCTGATCGCGCTGTGGGTCTGCAGCAGGATCCTGCCGTGAATGGGTGCCCGGTGGCCAGGGCTCGCGCGCTCCTGGCCTCACCGCTGCCGGGCGAAACGGACGACTAGAGACGAAACAAAGAACGGCGACAGCTTAAGGAGTGCCGGCTACCCAGCGCGCGAGTGCCCATTCGCCCATGGCAGACCAGAACGGTTGGGCGCGATACCAGTCAACGTACGGCTTGTGTCCCTTGCTTGAGTTGCACGCCCAGCAGCAGGCGACCAGGTTGCTACGGACGGTGAGCCCCCCGTGCGCCTTGGGGATGACGTGATCAAGGGTAGGGGAGCGGCCGAGCTGCTCACCGCAGTAGGCGCAGCGGTAGTTCCAGGCTAGAAGGATCTGATCGCGTGCCGAGCGCCGGGTGACTAGGCGCGTCTCATCAATGTGGTGTCGGTCCAAGGTCCGGCGGCAGGGGAACGGCTGTCACCTCAATGTCGATGATGTCCTCATCGTTCGGGATGAACTCGGCCAGCTGGGAGTAGATGTCAGCTGGCAGGTCGTCGGGTTCGGAATCGGATCGGATGATGAGCTTGGCGGAGATCTCTAGGTAGAACGCCCGCATGGGCTGGCCGCCGCTTGCTGCACGGTAGCGAGGAGAACCGAATCGGGCCTGTGACGGATTGTGAACGGACCCCTGCAGCTCGACATTGTGCCCCGTCTGCGGTGTATAGTTCACACATCAACGCACCGGACCAATGACCCGCCGCCCCTCCATCACCGACAACATGACCGCCGCCGAGCTGGCCGCATGGAAAGCCAACAACCGCAAGCCTTCGACCGTCATCATTGAAGTCGCCAAGCCTGCCCGCAAGTCCCAGCGCCAAGAATGGCAAGAGTTTCGCAATGAGACCCTCGGCATGATCGAGGCCGCCAAGCGCGAGCGTCACTTCCACATCCTCCCCCAACTGATGCAGCGCCTCAACACCGCCAACGAGATGCTCAACAACCGGGCGCTGGCCTGACGCTCACCGGGGGCGCTACGGCGCCCCTATTCTCCACCCATGACCTACATCCTCCGCATCGGACCGTGGCACGTCGGACCGTTCGACAACCACATCGGCGCGCAAGTCTGGGCAGAGCGCCACGGCTGCGATGACTTCACCCTGATCCCGCTTGATGACCCCTGCGAGGCACCCAACCGGATTCACCGGCTGAGGATGGCTGAGCTGAAGCATCCCATGAAAAACCCCGCTGGCTAGGCGGGGCTCCGTCGTCCACGCGCCAACGCTAGCCCTTGCTGGCAGTGACAGCCAGATCGCCGTTGTAGCGGCCGGTGACGGCATAGGTGCGGCCGGGGATGCCCATCATCTTGTGGAACACCATCTGGCCGATCTTCATGCCGGGCCAGATCGCCACCGGGTGCATCTTGCGCGCGTTGCTCAGCTCCAGCGTCAGGCGGCTCAGCTGCCAGCCCGGATCGCACCAGCCGGCCAGCAGGTGCTCCAGACCTTCGCGGGCGCGGCTGGACTTGAGAACGAACTGCGCAGCGATACAGTCCGGCAGGTTGAAGATTTCGCGTGTTTCCGCGAGGCAGAACTCACCCGGCTGCAGCCAGTACGGATCCTCTGCGGTATGGCCGGCGATGCTGTGGATCTGCAGGTCGCGGCTTTCAGGCACCTCGATCATGATTCGATCACCCAGCAGCACATCCAGGCTGGCCGGGTTGACCAGATCAGGATCGAAGGGCACCACCATCGCGTGGCGCTTGCAGAGAGCGTAGATCTCGTAGTCGGGCAACGGTGCCATGCAGCAGCAGTAGGATTGGTGTGCCCCAGCGGGTTGCCGCCCCTGGAGCGTGACCACCTGCAAGACCCAGGCGATGACCACCAGCGTAGCGGTGTGGAAGCCCGTTGTCGGCTACGAAGGGCTTTACGAAGTGTCAAACCAAGGCAGGGTGCGGAGTCTCTCGGGCACTCGATGGAACGGCCAGAGAACTCACGCTTTTACAGGCAGGCTTTTGAAGCTGCAATGCACCGGCCGATACCAGCACGTTGCGCTATCCCGCGATAGCAAAGTGCGCTGCATCAAGGTGCATCAGCTGGTAGCTGACGCGTTCTTGCCTGCTTGTCCTGGCGTACAAGGCAGATCCCGCGGCTGCTATCACATTGATCACATCAACAATCAACCGCTCGACAACCGAGCTGTAAATCTGCAGTGGCTGACCCACTACGAAAACACCTATGTGAAGGCAGATCGCAAGCGCGACGGAGCCGGGAGATTTGTCTAGCTGTAGTCCCATCTGACGCGAGGCGCGCCACGACGGATTCCGATATGCAAGAACCGTGGCGCCGCATAGCCGAGGCTGTATGGCCAGTTCTGATCGACCCAACGCTGCACGGCCATCATGTCCACACCGTCGATCACAAAATCCACCGCCCCCACGCCGGGCGCGTCATAGAGGTGCTCGCTGCCGCTGGCGCCACCCACCAGTTTGTTGATCGCAGCAGGTCGATAACCACTCGTGATCACGATCGGCCGGCCGCCGAACTGCGCGCGCACACGCTCCAAGAACTGCGCGATCCGCATGGCGGTGTCGCACTGGTGCTGGTGATCGAAGCGGCGCGCCTCCTGGCCGAGCGCAAACTCGCCGTAGCTGATGTGCGGCGTGAGCTTGTGGGAGAAGTGCGACTCCGGCGTGAACATCGCGGAGATCGGGCCAGTGGTCTGCCGTTCACGCCCCCATAGGTCGCCTTCTGCGATGCGGCGCCGCTTGAGGCCGGCCTCCACGTTGGTGCCAGGGTTGCGGTAGAGCAGCAGGGCATCGGGCACGCCGGGCCAGTCCTTCTCGCGTAGCCGCTTGCTGATGGTCTCAAAGCCCTTGGCGCCATAAAAGCCGGTGCCGAGGTTGTAGGCGAAGGAGATCAGCGCGCACTTCTGCTGGTCTGTCATCTCCACCCAGTAGGGCACCGTGGCGCGCAGCTTGGCGGCGATCTTGTCCACCTCCAGCCGCAGCAGCATGTCGGCCTCGATAACGTTGATCCGATCGCCTTTTTGTACCGGACGGCCGTCGCTGTAACGCGTGGTGCCGTAACCGATGGTCCACGGTGCGCCGCCTGAGAGCGGGTCGGGGTAGGCGTCAAGGTGACAGCCCTCGAAGTCCTTGATGAGCTTCAGCGCAGCCGCGAGATCCGCCTGTTTGCCGTCTTGGCTCCAGGTGTTAAACCACGCCCGATCGCGGCGCATGGCAGCCGCGTAGCCATTCACGGCCAGATCCTGCTCCAGCTGCCCGATCGCTGCAGCCTGATGCGGCAGGCCCCGGTAGAACCGGAACAGCTGCTCCAGCGTGATCGGCGCGGCGTTGGCCATGTCAGCGGCGCTTGGGAAAGGCAAGGCGTGCGGCCTGGAGCAGCAGCTGGATCCAGCTGTTGGACTTGAGCGGGCTGATGGCGATCAGCTCAGAACCGGCCGCGACGATGATGGCGATCGCAGCAATGGTTTCAGGGCTCATGGCATCCATGTGAGTGCTCCAAGGTTAGGGGCGCATTTCAAGGGCACGCACGCGCTGATCCAACTCCGCCAGCTGCGAGCGCGCGTCAGTCTTCAGCTCATCGACGGACTTCGCCAGTTGCACCAGCGTGGCCTCGATCCGTGCGGACTGCACCTGCATCGAGATCAGCAGCGCCCCGATGGCAACCATGCCAGCCGCCAACGCCGCGGGGAGGGAAGCAGCGAACAAACCGCCGACTGATTTGGGTTCGTCCACCATCGGGGCGCCCTGGCTCGATCACATCGTAACGAGCGGGACCGTTACCGATCCCGCCGGCTTCGGCAAGTGTCTAGCCGCGGCCTTGTCCCCGGAGCTTCTTCCGGCCTCTGCGGTGTGGCCGCGAATGTTGGCCCTGTCCCTGAGATGTGAGCTTAGGAAAGCCCGGTTGATGCTCGATGCGAGCGGTGCCGGTTTTGGAGCGAACCGCCATCAGTCGAGGCCGAGCAGGGTGCGCAGTTCAGCCACGGTAAGACCTGCGGTTGCAAGCTTCTCGGCTGGTGTCAGCTCAGGCACAGGCGCAGGCTCCGGAGCAGGCGCAGGCGTGTTGCCCTCATCAAGCCACGCCAGATAGGCGGCGTAGTCGGTGTTGGCGGGGTCGGGTGAGATCCACAGCTCGTCGGAAAGACGAAGGATCATGTTGCTGTGCGTCAGTTGGTAGGACATGGATCAAAGCTCCGCAGACCAAGTGAGAGATCCTGTGGCCAAGAAGTAATAAGCGTCCAAATTGGCCGTATTGCTTAAAGCAATCAAAGTTAAGTGTCGTCTTGTTGTTGTGGCATTTGAGAACGCACTGGAGTTGGCAGAGCTAAAAGTTGCTCCTGTGGCTGAAAAATTAGGGGCAATTCTCATGGGCACAGGAAACTCGTGAACAATAGGATGATATGTTGTTGCCGAAACTGTTCCAGCCCTTCCGTAAAAATCATTGCTTTGGCTGGTTTGATAGTAATACCTCTGACACAACGCCAGCTCCTGTCCGTAGCTCCTGCGCTCAAACGGAGTGGCTACGGTGCCGGGTTCGAGTTGCACATCAGTGATATACAAGAAATCGCCAGCCGTGGTGTCCGTCACATCAGACCAGATGAACACAATGATATTGCTAGTGCTGGCTGTATCAATGTTTGCCGACAGCGAATAAGTGGCGTAGCTTGTTGTGACGCTTAAATTCGCAGGCGTATTCTCGTAGGTGGCATTAGCAATCAGCGTTGGATTGGTGCCTTCCGCATTCCATGCGCTAATGATGTCGCTGGTCAAGGTATCAGCAGTGCCAGACCATGCAACAATCGCGGCCTTTACGTTATCCAGCTTGGTGGTAGAGCTAACTTTCGCCTTGAAACTCAGCGTGACATTTCCGCCGGTTAGCCCAACGCAGTTGACGTTT